AGCACTAAAATTTCCTAGAAATAATTATCAGGTAGATGGAGTTGAATTAGCTTGCAGCACAATTCCAAATAATATTAAGTATGCCGAATATGAACTAGCTAGAGCACTAGCAAATGACACAGATGCTATGACAGGCAATACAGGAACAGATGGTAACTTCTCTGAAGTAAAGCTAGGAGATATAGAAGTTAAATATAATACTGATAGTCAGGGAACTGGTTCTGTTAATAATATTTTAGATGTTTACCCGTGGTTACAAAGTTATCTTGGAGCATATATGCTAGGTGGAGCAGGTAGTTTTCAAATGAGGGTAGTTAGAGGATAATGGCAGGTCAACTAGACACGGTACTAAAAAATGTTGCCAAACAAGTTGTGTCTCAACTTGGGAACTCATTAGACACATCAATTATTTACACTCGAAAGGGTGTATCTAGCTATAACAACGCAACAGGTGAGTACATAACAGTAGATACAAACTATACAATTAAAGTGCCTGTCGAGTTTGTGCAGTCTACTGAAGAATCTGGTTTTCAGGAGAATGTCGCGAGGCTCTACATCACTCCAGACTTGATAGGCGACAACCAACCCCTGTTACAAGACGAAATAACTTTAACATTCTCTGGATCGACAAGAGGAGCTAAAATAACCGACATTCGCACACTAAAAGGAGGACAGGAATACCTGTTCCGTATTGATGTAATCTTCTAATGACTTTAGTAAACGCAAGAGCAGCATTTGAAACAGCAATTTTAGATACAGTTAATGATGCTGACCCAACAGTAACAGTTGTTTTTGATAACACTCCATTTGCTAAACCTGGTAAAACTAAAAAGTACATAATGGTAAACCTGGATTTTTCACAATCCACTACTCAACCACAGGGCGAAGCTAAGTCTTATTATGCAGGAACTATAAGATGTGCAGTTATGACTCCATCAAATAAAGGAACTGCTGTTGCATCTGCTATATCTGAATTATTAATAACAGGACTTACTTCAGTAAATAAATCTACATACACCGATACTTTTTCTGTATCTCCCAGGGTAAGCCAGATAAGTGGACCTACATCGGTTGTTTCTAATAACCAAAGTCACTTTATGAGTGTAGTTAACTGCAACTTTAGTGCCAATGCTTAAAGACATAAAGCACCTAACAAAAGATATTGAAAAGATGGTGCTTCAAGGTAAAGCAAAAGCAGCATCAAAAATACAATTCTCTTTACAATATCGAAGTCCTTACTGGACAGGAACATTTAACGCTGCCTGGAAAGTACAGAAGAATAGTCCCGTAGATCCTGTAAAACCTAGAAAAGAAAACCAAGGATATAGAAGCGGTGTACGAGCACCAGAAGCAGGACCAATAATAAAAACATCTTTAACCGAAGCTCTTTATGTAGGTAACGAAACAGAATATGCTGGATTTGTAATAAATAGAATGAGAAGTTTGGAAACAGCAGGATTAACCAGCGATCAAATATTTGGCAATGATTCACAGGGAAATCCTCGTGGTGTATCTCCGATTGAATTTTATGAGGATTTATTTGCTATAAACGCAGATACAAGTCCGATACCTAACAGTCCTGAATGGTACTACTACTACATAGCAACTGAAGAACTTGAAAAAGATTTAGATCAAGCATTTACTGGTATAACTTTAGGACAATCTGGATATTAGAGACACAATTAAAACTTTAAGTTATACTACAAGAGTAACTACAAATTTTTATGCCTACAGAAAGAGCGATAGACAAACTAAGGAAAGCCTTTAATGTCGAAGAACGTAGTAGCTACTCTATGTTTAAAGGTGAAGAACTGATTTTAAAAATCTTTTGGTCGCCTCTTACAATAGCTGATAGAGACACCATAAACAGTACACTAATAGCTATGAACAAAGGTCAGGAAGAAGGAAGTCTTGACTTTGCACTTCAAGTTATTGTTACAAAAGCTGAAGATGAATCAGGTGCAAAAATGTTTACAGCAGCAGATTTACCTTCATTAAGAAGGGAAATACCAATGTCAATATTGATTGATCTTATGACCAAAATGCAAAGTATGGGCGAGGAGGAAAGCCCTGATGCCGTAAAAAGCTAAAATAAAAGAAGATAACTTTGTATATTTACAATTTTTTATAGCAGAAAAATTAGGGTACACCTTTAAAGAACTAAGAGAAAGAATGTCCATGCAAGAGATATACGGATGGAACGCTTACTTTATTATCAAGTCTGAACGGGAAGAACAAGCCTACGAAAAAGCAAAGAGGCAAGCCCAAACACGCAAAGTACGCTAAACTTTTAATATCCGTGTATTCTGCAAAAATCAGTGGCATCCGAATATAGCGTAAATATAAAACTGAATACGGAACAGATAAAGGCAGACCTAAAAACTATAAAGACTGATATAGATAAACTTGGCAAAGTAAATATAGGAGCTAATAGAAAAACACAAAGAACAGAAGCAACTATAACAAAAAGCAAAGAAGCTCAAAAAGCTGCGATGGTCGAGACTAGACGGATAGGCGATCTAGTACAAAAGGCTTCAGACCAAGGATTAAAGATAGATAAAGCTAGAAGAGCAATAAATAGAGCAGCATTAGCAGATGGCAGAGGAGAGTTTAAGGTAGCAAAAGCCCAACAAAAAGTAGCTTTAGAAGAGTTAAAGATCCAACGTCAGATAACAAAAGAAAAAGCACAACAAGCAAGACTAACTGGTAAGTCTATGGCTGGTGGACCATTTGTTAGTACAGGAATAGCTTCATCAAGATTCGGAAGTGTAGGACAGGCAGGATCTCCGAGATTTATTGGAAGCAGAGCAGGAATGATGCAAGGTCCAGCCGATCCACCTTATGCACCAGGAATGTTTGGCTCATCCCCTATAGGTGGATCAAAATTTATGTTTGGATCGCCAACACAGAGAGCTTTTTCTGGTGGTGTAAGTTCTCCTATAGGTGGCTCAAGATTTACTTTCGGATCTCCTGCGTTTGGGGCAGCACAGAGAGCAGGTGCTCCTCGTGTACCAATAGGAGGTAACGCAGGTTTAGTAGGTTCTCCAGCAAACTTACTTAATATAGGTAAGCAAAACGCAATGCCCGTAAAGGGTTTTGAATCTTTAGTTGGATCTCCTGCCTACTACGAAGCACAAAATAAGGAAATGTTAAGGGTAGCCAAGATGAACACTCTACCTGTAAAAGGATTAAAGGGTATAGTAGGCTCTCCAGAATATTTTAAAGATCAATCTAAACAACTTAAAAAGTTACAAGGTGGTCCTGTAAACCTTTCAGGACTTAGCGGATCAACATTCGGTCCACAACAACCAATGCAAGGACCAGCTTTCCCTACAGGAGCAGCCCAACCACTTAATATTGATAGCCGAGGAAATCTGTTACCTGGTCCATTAGGAAGTAGACAGACAAGAGCAGGATTAAGTAGAGCTTTGGCTAGAAATAGAGGACCAGCATTACAGAGTGCTGCGATAAGTGGTGCGTTTCCTCTGTTATTTGGTCAAGGTCCATTAGCTGCTGCTGGTGGTGCAATCGGTGGTGGACTTGGTGGTGCATTTGGTGGTCAGATGGGAGGCTTCGCAGGAGGTCTAATTGGAACGTCTATCGTATCTGGCATCCAAGGATTTGTAACATCAATAAAAGAATTAGGATCTGCACTCGATCCAGTAACAGGGAGTGCTACTCAAGCAGTACAGTCATTAGGATTTTTAAGTGGTGCTAGAGCTAGGGAAATTGCTTTGATTGAAAAACAGATAGGTAAGCAAAGTGCTTTGGCAGCAGTACGAAGAGAAATGACAGAAACACTAGGAGCATCACAAACACTTGCTCTTCAAGAAGCAGCTAAAGATATAAATAGCTTTCAAAAATCTATACAAGAGTCAATGGCACAATTTAGAGCCAATACAGCTAAATTTATGAAGGATATAACTCCAGGGTCGGCTGTAGAAAATCAGATGATAAATAGAGGTGTAGCTACTAACCCAGGATCAGATTTAGCTAAAAATTTCGCAGCAAACACAGCAGCACAACAATCTATAACAGGTAGAAGTCTTGAAGCTAGAATTGCAGGATTTACAGAAGAGTCTGGTTTTATAGGTAGTGGTATAGGAAGAATAACTAAATCTGGTAAAGAAGAACTGAAAAGACTAAAAGCGGAAAGAGATATTATGGCAGTAAAACTACGAGCTTTAGGTATTGAAGATAAAGTAAGTTCCTTAGTTAAAGATACAAATGTAACCTTTATGGAACAACTAAGTACCAGAAGAACTGCCTTTGACCTTGAAAGTAGAGTACTGGAGCTTAGATCACAAGGCATAAATCCTGCTATAGCTAAAGAAATGGCTATGTTTGAAAAGATAAATTCTGATAATGTTACAGGTTTACAATCTGAAATAGACCTAAGAAAAGAAGTACTAAAAACTATTACAGATGATACTAAAAAACAAATACTTCAAGACGAAATAGATGGATTGGTAAAAGGTTTAGGACTACTTAGAGATCAAAATAAAGAAAGAACAGAAGCAGTTAGAAAGACTATGGAATTAAACATGAGAACAACTTTGGTAGTCTCTTCGGCTGAAAAACTTAAAGAAACATTAGTTACAGACTTAGGAGAGGGAATAAAAGGCTTAATCCGTGGAACGTCTACTTTAAATGATGTTTTAAGTAATGTATTAAATAAGATGATAGATGCTGCATTTAACATGGCACTTTTTGGAAATGTTGGAGGAGGGTTTATGCCAGGTCTAGGAATATTGGGATCTATATTTAGGGCAGACGGAGGACCAGTTAAAGCAGGTGGTTCTTACATTGTCGGAGAGCGTGGACCAGAATTATTTAGCCCAGGTGCATCTGGGATGATTACACCAAACCACGCATTAGGAGGATCAACAAACGTAGTTGTAAATGTAGATGCTTCTGGTTCTTCTGTTGATGGTGATGAACAAAACAGTAGAGAACTTGGTCGTCTTATATCTGTTGCAGTACAATCTGAAATATTACAGCAAAAAAGACCTGGAGGTATTCTTGCATAGTGGCTACGTTTCCCTCAATAACCCCAACATACGGACAGCAAAAAAGATCCGCACCGTTGACTAGAACAGTAAGATTTGCTGATGGATATGAGCACAGAATTTTATTTGGATTGGCACAACATCAGAATCCAAAAATATTTAACTTTACCTTTAATGTTTCAGAAACAGACTCAGATACCATAGAAACCTTTTTAGATGCCCGTGCAAACGATAGTGATAGTTTTACTTTTACTCCACCAGGGGAAAGTTCATCTTCTGAATTTGTTTGCGAAGGATGGAGTAAATCTATACCATATAACAATAGAGCTACTATCCAAGCTACATTTAGACAAGTATTTGAACCTGCCTCCTAATGTCAGTATCAGCAGCAGTATTTAGTGATTTACAATCAATAAATCCATCAGCGATTATTGAATTATTTACGCTCCAGTTATCAACAGCATTACATGGTGCGAATACTATCTATCGTTTTCATTCTGGAAGTAACCTAAATGCTAACGGCAAAATAGTATGGGCTGGTAATGAATACCTTAGATTTCCAATACAAGCAACAGGGTTTTCCTTTCAGAGAGGGCAGTTACCAAGACCTAAAATATCTATCAGTAATGCTACAGGATTAATCTCATCAATACTTCTATCTGTAAATGAAACTACAACTGGTAATGATTTAACAGGAGCTACTGTTACAAGAATTAGAACATTAGCCAAATTTATTGATGCTGTTAATTTTGCTGATGGCAGTAATCCAACAGCAGATAACACAGCAGAATTTCCGCAAGAAGTGTATTCTATTGATCGTAAATCAGCAGAAAACAGAGAGGTTGTAGAGTTTGAACTCGCTGCTCCTACGGATCTAGCTGGTGTAAGAATCCCCAAGCGTCAGTGTACTCGGTCCATATTCCCTAGTATTGGTACGTTTGTTCAATGACTTGGAAAGATAAAGCATTACTTCATGCGAAAGACCAAGATCCCAAAGAATGTTGCGGATTACTAC